GCGACTGTCTCGATGAGAAGCAGAGAAATCTGACTCAGAAAGGAGGTGATATGTTATGAGTACTCTCAATCCGTACGATCCTTCTCTCAAGGCGTTTCAGTCGGACATCTTTCCGGTCGGTATCGACCTGCGGCGTTCGCAGATCAACACCAATATCGGAGTGTATGTCGCCGATCCGGGCAGCTCCTTCATCGCCGGCCAAGTGCTGGCGCAGGAGTCCAACGGGTGGTTCAACGTTTGTGACGGCCTTGGGTCCGCTCCGGCCAATGTTCCATTCGGCTTTGCCAAGTGGAACAAGACGAATACGCTGATCTCGGACGTTACCGATGAGACCCAGGTGCTTACTGGCACGGTTGCAAACAACCTTGCGCACTCGAATCTCTTCGGTTCGCCCGGACCTAGCTTTGTTCGTGTTTCGAACCAGCCGACTGGAACGTCTGGTGCTACAACGTATGTCGAAGGTACTGACTATACCATCAACTACGTCAACGGCACCATCGTTCGTATCGGCGCAGGTGCGATTCCAAGCGGAGCAGTTGTCTACGTTACGTATCAGTGGTACATCCCAACTTCGGACTTGGACTTCCAGGGGCGCAACTTCTGGAACTTCCTCGACGAAGTCACGCAGGCTCAGGGACGCATCTCGATCATCACGAACTGGACGCTTTTGTTCACGTGCGTGTACGATCCGGCGCAGACCTACACTGTGGGACAGCAACTGTACGTCGGAGACGCTGCATCCGGCAAGGCAGGCATCCTGACCAACCAGGCAGGAGGCCGTCCAGCTTTCGCGAAGGTTTTCCAGCTTCCGTCGGCAGACGACTCGTTCATGGGCGTTGTGTCGCCGGGGCATTCGTGATCCATTAGGAGACAGAAATGGCACATCCCAACAATCCGTATGTTCGACGGACTGCGGGTGCGGCTCCTGCTCCTCAGGGTCGCATGCCTCAGCTCCCAACCTTCAACCCAGGTGCACGACAAGGACAGCAGGGTCGTCCAGACCCGAAGACCGCTGCACGGCAGGCTCCCACTGCCCAGTCTCGCGCACGTGTCTCTCCTCAGGGAGAGCGCTTCGCAGGACAGGACGGGGAGTTCAATCCGGCAGGCTTCGGTGGATGGCGCTCCAGCGTCCAAGCTGCGTTGGGCTCCGGTACTCGCATGTTCGACAAAGCTGGGCAGTTGAACGCGCAAGATAACCGCGATGCTCTCACGCAGATCGCACACCTTCTGCAGAACGTGACGAAGACCGCCGGTGCGCGGGAATTCTTCAAGACTGCAGAATCGCAGATGGACAAGCAGGCACGCATGGAAGTCCTTGCGGCTGCAATGCAGGATCCAACCGGGGAAGGCTTTGCCATCGTCGGTCAGGAACTGCTGCTGCCGATCAAGGACATTGTCGATTACGAGGGCTGGGCACGCAAGGTCTATCGGACCAGGCCACTGGCACAGGGCGAACTCTTCCGCATTGCGAAAGACGTCCGTGCTTCGGCTTGGATCGTTGGACAAGACGGTCAGTCTCTTGAATCGCGCCTCTACGGCAAGTACATCCAACCGAGTGAGTTCAAGGTCACTTCGTTTCCCACCGTGGATATCGAAGAGATCTATCAGATGAACTACGATGTCCTGGATCGCGCCCAGGACACTGCTCGGCAGGAAATCGAGCTGAATGAGGACAAGCGTGGTCTCGCACTTCTCGACCGTGCTGCACAGACGGTGAACAGCGTTACGCTGTTTGCAACTCTTGGAATCGCGGCGTTTGAAGACGTCCGCTTCCAGGTGGAGCAACACCGCCTGATCGTGGAGAAGTTCCTTATCGCCCGTGCTGAACTGTCCGACATCGTGAAGACGATGTCGACGGCAGTCGATCCGGTCACCGAGCGGGAACTGATCCTTGCAGGATACATCGGGAACGTCCTGAACGCGCAGATCATCACGACCGCAGGTACTGGGGTTGAGGAAGTCGTTATCGCTGGTTCGTTCTATGCGGTTACGGGTTCTGAATACCTCGGCGAGATGGGAATTCGCATCGAGCTCTTCTCCGAGCCATTCAACAAGTACGCTCAGGCGGAACTTGTCAAGGGCTGGGCTTTCGGAGAGCTCATCGGATTCGGCATCCCGAACGCCCGCAGCGTCGCG